GAAAGAATGATTAGATACAAACCATTTCTAAAATACAATACTACAAAATATAAACAAATACTAAAGAAAAAGATTAAGGATATATAATGAAAAACTATTGGGATATAATTATGAATGATAGGATAAATGCTCTTAGTAGAGCACCTATGCAAGTGAAACTAATGTCTATGCAAATATTAGCATGGATGTGGTCTGCTGTGTTTGGCATTTACATTGTTGAAAATATCTATGCTTTTGGCATATCAGCACTGGCACACGCTTTGTTAGTTGCCGCAATATTTCTAACAGCTTATTATTTTAAAGAAGTACAAAAACAATCAGGTCTTGGTAGATCAATACACGGAGAACACGAATGAGTGAAGATGTAAAAGTACAAGTACATACATTAGGAGAAATAATTATCAAGATAGAAATGCCTAAAACATTTATTGACGAGATTAATAATGTCTTTGATGAAAAAGAAAAAACAACAATAGATTGGACTACTCAACTTGCAGGTAAAATTAAGAAAGAAAAATTAGTTAATTATTTATTAGATGATAGTATAAAAGGTACTTTTCAAATGTGTTTTCAAGAATATATGAAAAGAGCAGGTTTAGTATTACAACAAACACATCAAGTAGTTTTAGATAACGCTTGGATAAATGATATGTTTGCAGGTGAATATAATCCTGCTCACTTTCATTCAAGTAAAAATAGTTTAGTAGGTCTTTCATCTGTATTATTTTTAAAAACACCTGATACATACGGTGAAGAGATAATCAATCCTCAAACTCCATCAAACGGACATTTAGAATTTATAGGTGGTCAACAGCATTCACTAGCAATATCACAGCTTAGGTTAAGTCCTAAAGTTGGTGATTTCTTTATATTTCCATATACACTGGTGCATACTGTTTATCCGTTTAGTGGCACAGATCAAGTAAGAAGAACATTATCATATAATTGTGATATAGTACCTAAAATACTAGTAAAAGCAAAATAAAGGAGAGGATAAGTAGTATGGAATATATGTCAATGTATTACACTAAAGAGGCAGAATGTCAAGAGAAATCGAATGAAATCTCTAAATTAAAACAAAGAATACACAAATTAGAAGAAAAAGTCGCTATTTTAAACGAAGATAGAAAACGAGAATTATATACTAGTGCTTGACTTTATCATCAAAAGATGTTATAATAATACTATTACTATCGTTATAAATAACTATGTGCGATTTATATAGCACAAAACATATACAAATACAATCATACAAGGAGATACAATATGAATACAAGTATAGCGGCCCTCAAAAGGTCAAAGTCTAATCTAGACACACTCATTGGCGAACTATCAAAAGTTGCCGAACCTACAAAACAAAAGAACTCTTATGCAGATGATCGATTCTGGAAACCTGAACTAGATAAAACTGGTAATGGTTATGCAGTCTTTAGATTCTTACCTGCTGTTAAAGATGAAGATTTACCATGGGCAAGATTGTGGTCACACGCATTCCAAGGGCCTGGTGGTTGGTTAATCGAGAACAGTTTAACTACTCTTAACAAGAAATGTCCTATTAGTGAAGCAAATAGTTTACTATGGAATTCTGGTGTAGAAGCAGATAAAGAAATTGCTCGTAAGAGAAAAAGAAAACTATCATACATTGCTAATATTCAAATCATTAGTGATCCAAAACATCCTGAAAATGAAGGTCAAATCAAACTATTTAAGTTCGGTAAGAAAATCTTTGATAAGATTACTGAAGCGATGAAACCTGAATTCGAAGATGAAACTCCAATCAACCCATTTGATTTTTGGGAAGGTGCAAACTTCAAACTTAAAATCAGAAAAGTTGACGGGTATTGGAATTATGATAAATCTGAATTCGATGGCGCTTCTGCTATTGCAGACAATGACGAAGCAATCGAAACTATATGGGATAAACAATATCCTTTAAAACCATTTCTTGACTCATCAAACTTCAAGTCTTATGATGAATTAAAAGCGAAACTTGATAAAGTTTTAATGGGTTCAAGAAGTACTGGAACTGCTGAAGATGTTGCGATCCCACCTGCAACTCAAACAGCTGCACCAGTTGTACAAGAAACAGTAGATACAACATCCTCTCCAGTTGTTGAAGATGATAGTGATGAAACACTTGATTACTTTAGTAAACTGGCAGAAGAGGACGCTTAATCTCTCCACCTGTTCTGTACATTAGGGGTTGGGTTTCACTCAACCCCTTTTTTCTAATCAATACAGCGAATCAAGTGATTCGTTTTTATAAATAATAGCATTGTTTTTATGAAACAATGAGATATCAAACTTAAATTAAGGAGAACAATATGAGTTCTATTAAAACTATGGTAGGGGCAATCGCTCTTGCTATGGCACTTACTTCTATATCTGTCGCTGAAACTACGGTGACACTACCAGATGTAAATGCCTCAATATATGGTAAGTTAAATTACATGGCTTACTACAACGAAGATACATCGGGCAACGGTGTATGGAAGTCTGGCAATAATGCTTCAAGAATTGGATTAACAATTGAAGAAGCTGGTGATATAAATGCTTTTGGTAAAATCGAAGTTGGCGTAAATGTTGATGACGATTCAAATAACACTTTTACATCTAGACTTGCATACTTAGGAGTTGACGGTGGTGATCTTGGCAAACTTAGTGTAGGTCGTCAAAATTCAGTATTTACTGCTGTGACTGGCGCTACAGATGTTTTCAATGTATATGGTTCTAACGCAGATCAAAACCAAGGTGATAGATTATCTAACACTTTAGTTATATCTAATAGCATTGGACTTGCTAGTATTTCTACTCTTATTCAAATGGATGGAACAGACAATACTAAAGACATTGACAAACATGAAATTGCTGCTACATTAAGTGGTGTTTCTGTAGGTTATTCAAAAGATAACAATACAGACATTAGTTATATGGCAGCGTCTGGATCAATTGATCTAGCCGAACTATCTGTTACTGGTGCATATTCTGTTAAAGATAATGCTGGTACAGAAACTAAAGGTTATGAAGTTGTTGCCTCAATCGGTAGCATTAACGCAGGATACGGTGAAATCGTAGATGGCGATACTTTCATAACTGCTGGAATAGATCATCCAATTACTGGTGCTCTTTCTGTTTATGCTGAATATCAGTTAGAACAGAATGATACTGCTGGTGCAAAAGATCAGAATAACTATGCTATAGGTACTAAGATAGTATTTTAAGTATTGAGATATCAACTTAAATTAGGGGTCCTTAGTGACCCCTTTTTTATGTTATAAATAGTTATTATGGAACAGTTCTTGATTATACTTGCTGAATTTGGTTTACCTGTTGCAGGTTCATTTGCTATGGGTATATTCATTTATATCATTCTTAGATATATTCTAGGTTCGGTTATAGGTCAAGTTCAAACAATGCACTCAATCATAACTCAATTAGATAATAGAGTCAGAAACATTAACAATGATGTTATAAAGTTAGATTTACTAATCTCACATACTCTAGGTGTTCCGCCAGACGAAGAAAGAATTGCTCGTGCTGATGGTAAGAAGGATGCAAGGAGAGATTAATGGATTATTATTTAGTTAGTGTATTACAAGACTATGGATTCCCAATGTTCGCAGCTGTGGCAATGGGGTACTTCATATATTTCATATACACTTTTATCACTACTCAAATTAAAGTCAAACTAGGTCAAGCAAATACAGTTCTAATCGCATTGATAGATAGAATAAGAATGTTAGATAATGACATTATTCGGTTAAAGTCTAAAGTCAAAACGACAATCGAATTAAAAGAAAACCTCAAAAAAAGTAAAAACAAAGACTAACCCAATTATAAATAGTAGTATGAAAACACTAATCAAACTAGTGTTATTCGGTGCGGCGTTGTTATGGTTATGTGGGTGGGCATTTGATAACACCATAAAATATGTACAGGCTTCTGAACTTGATTTCCAATTCGGCAATCCAGCGTTTAGTGGCAATGGGTATGGTACCCATGTTCTAAGTGTAGATCAACTACAAACTCAAAGAAAAAAAGACAAAGAAGATAAAGCAAGATCAGCTGCTTCAGCAGCAAAGCGTGAACTAAACAATACTACAATCGCCAAGTTCGTTAAGAATGTTGAGAGTAGAATATATGCTAACTTATCAAAACAGTTAGTTGATAATATGTTTGGTGTTTCTTGTGATAGTTCAACAACGACCTGTGCTACAAGTGGTACAGCAGATGTTGAAGGATCAACAATCTATTGGGTTAAAGATGCTACAACAGACAACATTACATTAACAATAACAGATCCTAACGGCACCGTCAGCACAATGACTGTACCTGTTGGCGACTTTGTATTTTAAGGAGAGAGAAATGGACAAGAAAAGTATAGTGCAATATTTTATTTACATACCTATCGTTGCTACGGTATTAGGTTTACTTTATACTGGTATCACTACATTTAATAACATACAGACTAATCTAGAACAGTCAACATTACAATTAGAATTATTGAAGAAAGACCTCAATCAAATAAGTAGTGAGATCACTAGAACGAAAGAGGATTTTACAAGAGAGTTGACTAGAATGGCGACTGAAATGGCTGAGGCAAGAGCATACATTGACACTTCTAGAGAAAATGGTTACACAATACAAAATACCGTTAGTCAAAACACATACGATATTAAGGAACTAACAAGACAATTAAATGGAGGTTGGTAATGATATTCTTCCGTAGTTTAATAATAAGTGTAATTGCGATATGGTTTATATCTACAATTAATTCACACGCTGCCAATGAATATCTGAATAGTGGGGGTATGTCTTGCTCTCAAGGTAGTATTGAACCATATGCTGAATGGTCAGAACGAGAAGGAACTAGTGGGTCCTTTTATACAAATAATGGTGACTTAAACACATTTACATATCCTCAAGGCGAAACAGACGAGTGGCGTGCTGGGGTTAGATTTCGTTGGAACTTAGGTTCATCTTGTAATAAGGTAACAAGAAAGATTATGCAAGAGAATGAAATGTTAAAACAAGAGTTAGAACTATTGAAATTATGTGGTAGATATAAGAACTTAGAATTAGGTCCTGAATTTGCTACTGTAAAAAGAAAGTGTGCTAACATTAAACCGAAAGAACCGCTAGAAGTAAAATGAGAAACTTTGCTTTATTTCTAGTATTAATGTTAACAGGTTGTGCTACTGTACCTGGTGATTATCCCTACAAGGAATCACCACCTAAGGCATATGGTACACCGACAGGTGAGATATTAAATTATTACGATCATTTAGATCAAGAAGTTATTACAGTTGCTGTATATCAATTTGCCGATAAGACTGGTCAAAGAAAACCGAGTACAAAGTTTTCACAATTAAGTATGGCAGTTTCTCAAGGTGCAGATGTATGGGTAATACAAGCACTCAAAGAGACAGGTGATGGTACTTGGTTTAGAGTTGTTGAAAGAGCAAGTTTAGGTAATCTTGTTAAAGAGAGACAACTAATCAGATCAACAACCGAGTTATACGATGGATCAGACAAGGGTCAAGCAGTTCTAAAACCTATGTTATTTGCTGGTCTTTTATTTGAAGGTGCGATTGTAGGTTATGACGCAAATGTAGAAAGTGGTGGCGATGGTGCAAGATATTTTGGTATAGGCATACACGAAGAATATAGAGTAGATCAGGTAACTGTATCTATGAGAATTGTATCAGTACATACAGGTGAAATAATGATTGCTGTATCATCAACAAAATCTATTGCGAGTTTTAAAACTGGTAGAGATGTATTTAAGTTTTTAGATATGGGTACAAAGGCATTAGAATTAGAGTCAGGTGCAGCTGTAAACGAACCAGTTAATTATGCATTGAGATCAGCAATAGAACATTGTATATTGCAAATATTAGATGAGGGTAAAATAAAAGGTCTGTGGAAAACTAAATTAAGACCTCACGGAATAAACGGATAAAGGAAAAACAAATGAAGAAAATTTTAAGTATTGTTATGTTTATGATGTTTAGTACAGCGTATGCAAATGATATTTACATCACGCAATCAGGTGCTAGTTTAGACTTAGATATATTACAAGACGGAGAGAATAACACAATAGGTAATTCTACAACCGTGTCTAGTGTTATAGGTGCAACGACTAACTTTAATATCAAACAAATTGGTAATGCCAATGTTATCACCTTTGATATTAATGGTGCCAACTACACAGGTACTTGGGATATAACAGGTAACTCAAACAACATTGACTTTAATTGTGATAGTGGTGCTTCTAACTCAAGTTGTGCTACTGCTACTGCAAATATAACATGGACAGGTAGTTCACAAAATATTGATTTAGATATCGGTGAGACTG